AAACGAGTTTGTGCGTGCCACCCATTTATTGATTATTTTTCTCTGTTCTCACGCACAAACGAGTTTGTGCGTGCCACCCGGTCTTTTAGTTTGTGCGTGCCACACGTGATTTTGCTTACTCCTCGATGCCCGGTTCTGTTGGTTCGGCGGGGGCTTCCTCGACGGTGATTGTGGTAGGCTCTCCGGAGAACGGCCAAGGGCCGGTGACGCGGAGTGTGTAGTCGCCGGGGAGTGTGAACTGGAGGGCTTGGCCGGGGCGGACGCGGGCGTCGGTATTATTAATAGATAGATTATATATAGAGGGGGCTTCGACTCCGGGGGGGAGATCGGCGGGGTAATAGACGCCGAGAAACGTTTCGCCGGGGTCGCGCCCCTCCGGGAGATCGAGTCCGCGATCCGCCGGGCCTGCGGCGACGACGACGTTGTCCGCCGTTGTGATTTTCTCGCTAATGTAAGAGACCGCGAGCGTGACCTCCGGACACTCGAAAAGCTCGTCCTGTTCGAGGGCTAGGTTGTGGCAAACCATCCAGCGTTTGCTCATGTCGGGTTTTTCGTTGAGGGGGAGAATTCCTTCGGGACGTTGCTCGACGGCGATTACTTTGCCTGTTTCAAGTTCGTATTTTGCGTAATATTTGTCCATTTGAGGCTCCTTTTATTGTGGGGTTTTCTCTCACGCACAAACGAGTTTGTGCGTGCCACCCTTGTGTGTTTATGTGACGGTAGCCGCCTCCCGGTGAATGATATACGTGAATTGCACGGCTGACGGCGGGGCGTAGTCTAACTCCCAACTCGGTGAAATTATTCTCGGAAGAAAAAACAGGGATTCCAATTCTGTGGAAGACGGCCTGCGCATATTGTCCTCGGTGTAGTCTGTTGCGGTTGCATTCAGAGGGACAATCCACGCGTCAAAATAAATATACGAGGCGTCGGACCAGCATACTATTGCCGTCAGCACGTTTTCCTCGTTGACCGAATCGTAACAGACTCTGTAAACCGGGAGGTTCTCCGCGTAGTTGCCGAAATTCACGCCTGTGCCCCATTTTACAGCCGAGCTGACCAGCGGCCCTTTGCCGCCTCCGATGCCGTGATACACTGCCAGAGGGAAAGTGTGATCGTCCATCGTGGTTTCGCCTTTTGCGACAATCCCGTAGTGATAGTCGTGGGGCATAGCGGAGGTGGTGTTGCCGGAGGTCTGAATTTTGTCCATGAGAGCGGTTTTGAGGACTGTTTCGGCAAGGGTTCCTGCTATAAACGCTTCCTCGCGGATGCCGCCTGCTGAGATTAGGAGGTCGCCTGCGGCGGAGAGGAGGTTGAAATTGCCTTTACTCCATATTCCCTTCGTCCCGACTGCGATAGTTCCGGAGAGGCCGTCGTCGAGGCCTCCGATATCTCCGATGCGAGTGTTAAGGTCTGTGCCGTCGTATGTTTCGTAGCCGATTCCGGGGCGGATAACCACGCCGACAGCGGCGTTCGGGTTATCGGCGGCGGCGGGGGTGAACGGGGTGGCGTCGCTGCCGATTTCAAATTTTATGGCTGAGACATACAGGTAAAACGGGGTTGTTCCCTCGCCTGTGGTCGCGGCTTGAATGTAAATTTTGCAGGTTCGGGCGTCTGCCGGACTGGTAGCTGTCCACGACTCGCGAACGATTGCGTCTGTAGGCTCGAAATCGTCCAGTTCCGTGTACGGGGTTGCGCTGGCGGCCCCTGAGTAATCGTACCAATATAAACGAACAACCGCGCGGGCTGTTCTGCCGGGGTATTTCCTGATTCCCAGCGAGAGTGTATAAGCGCTCGACGGCCCGACTTTTATAGAATCTGAAACCATCTTGTAATCGTAGTCCGGCCGGTGGCGAAGCTGCGCGCAACGGGCGGCCGACGGCGATACGTAGTCGGCATACGAGTCCATAGCCAAAGGGCGAGAACCGCCTGATGCGCCGGTGTCCGCGCTGAACGTCCAGCCGGGCAGCCACTGAGTTGTTACGATATCCACCGGGCTAAAAAACACTTCTTCAAATCCGCCGTTGTAGCAGAGGTTTTGCTGGGTTTCGGCGGATGCGTTAAGAGGTTCTTCACCGTCGCCTACGATTACGTCAGCGTTGATTCGGCAGACGCCGTCGATAAGGCTGAACCACGGATTCGCCGGGTCGCCGAGAATAAAAAAGTCTTTCAACCACGCGCCGTAACGGTCTACGTCCTCTTCGTCTTCGGGGTCTTTTGGATAGGTTCCGAGGTAGCCGACCACGCCGTCCTCGTCGTCGATGAGACGAAACCGCAAGGGCATTTCGTCGCTGCCGCCGACGTCGAGGCCTGCGGTCGTAATGTGGTTTGTCGTAATCGTATTGGCAACTATATCGTCGCCTTCGATGAGGCGGGCTTCGAGGTACGCCTGACTGCTCGGATAGGTGTATTGGTCGCCGACTGTGCGGGAGAGAAAATCTATCGGGCACACCTGCACGTAATAGGTTGTGCCGGGAGTTGCCGGGAACGCGACAGTTGTTTTTCCGTTGACGCCTTTGCCGGCTGTGCAGCGGAGAGTGTCCGCGCTGGGGGTAAAGGGCGTTGTCTCGCTCACATGCACGTCGTAGTGAGTTATCAGGTCGTTCGCGGGGGTGGTGATATCGACGAGGATTCCGGAGGGAGGGAACACTGTGAGAGAGGGCGCGCCCGCGAGTGTGGGCGCGGCTATATTGACCGCGCAGGCGGTTTCTCCGGAGCTGAGAGTCCCGATATTGTTGTAATAGCGGACGAGGATATTATAGGTTCGTTTTGTGGGTTGTAAAACAAACCTGTTTGTTTTTGCGAGCGCTAGCACGCTGGCGGTGGCCCACGTGGCCCCATCCCTGATTTCGTAGTGAGCAATACCCGCTCCGGACGAAGGAACGGCCCACGAAAACTCGATGCCTGACGGGCCGGGCGTGGCCGTCACCGTGCCTACGTTTGCTTGAGAGATTCCCATCGTGAGCCGCGTTGGGGCGGCGGATTCATTGCCTGATCTATCAAAAGCTTTGATTTGCAAATAGTTAGTCAGCGCTGTCGGCCGATACGAAACTTTGGTTGCGCGAATCTCTTTGAAAATCACAGTTGCGGATTCCCAACTCGCCGCAGAGGTAGAGCCTCTCCGTATTTCGTAGTGCGAGAGGTCGTTGTTTACGTCTGTGGCGTCGTTCCATGACAGATCGTAAACTCCGTTATACGAGCTGCCGCCGACGGCGAACCCTGTCACGTTGCTGGGCGGTGTGTCCTTGCCGGCAAGCAAGAGGCTGGCGGAGGGGGACATTGTTGCGGGAGCGCGGAGTCCGGTGCGGCCGACGCTTACGGCGCGGACGTAATAGGTCTGACCGGCCACTAAATTTTTAATTTCGAACTCGCCGCCGTCGCGGCTCTGACCAACAACTCGGTAGTTGTCAGCGGTGGCCACGCTCAATTCAATGTCGGCGTAGCCCCACCATGCGTCTGTGGGGGGGTCGAAGGTCGCTACGATTTTCGGTATCCATGTGCCATCTTTGTGTCCGTCGTAGCTCTCGACAATCTCTAAATTTGAAACGTGGAGCGGCGGTCGGCTGAGGGGGTCTGGGATGGCGACCCGGTCGCTCGCCGAGGGCGTGGCGCCGCCCTGATCTGCGTAAATCCAACTGAGATGCTCGCGGGCGACAATTTTGCGGGAGCCGTTTGCGGGGTCTTCCTCGACAGTGGTTACTCTGAATTTTTTATTTGACCAACCTGCGGTTGTCAACGACAACGTTACGACGTCTCCGGGTTCGACCGCGGCGGCGTTCAGCCCTGCGCTCCATGAGGCGGTCCACTGAACGAAGCGGGCAACGTTGCCAGCCTGCCGGGCCATGCGCCGGGCCTGCCCTCCGCGAGTTATATAGAGCAGGGAAACCTCTTTTTGATAGATGCGTCCGGTCGCTGACTGGTCGTCGTGGTCGTCGTCCGTGACGTCTGCGCGGGTGTATCCTTCTGCAGCGTTCGTGTAATAGATTCGCACGCGATTGGGTTTTTCAGATCGGGGTATCTGGTTGATTTCGACTCCTGCCTCGCCGTCGATAATGTTGGCCGCGCTAAAATTTTCGGTGGCGGCCAGATCGCGATCTACGTTGAGTTTGATTTTGCCCTGTGATTTCGTGAAAAATCCGCCGAAACTCGCGAGCAGGTCGTCAAGAACGTCGCGGGCCGGACGGTCTGTGTCTATAGCAAAATCCGCCTGAAAGCGCTTTGCGGGGATGTCCTCGAACACCTCGATTTCCTGAACGTGAAACCGGTTTGCGGCGGAGGCCGGCAAATACGTGCTGCCTGTGCCGTAGATTTTAAAGTAGCGGTACTCGGCCCGCTCGAACTCGATTGTTTGCGGGCCGTGGTAGTGAACGCCGCTGCCGGAGCCGTCGAAAAGAGTCGTATAGTCCGAGTCGTTGGCGGACGCCTCGATTTTGTAATTGAGAAACTCGCGGCTGTCGCCGTCCCATAAATAAAGTTTTATTAAAGAGCAGAGATATGCGGCGTCGAGAGTGAGTTTTCCGAGATACGTCAGCTCCTCGCTGATAGGGGCTGTGCAGTACCAGCCTTCGTCGATGTTTGACGTTGAGCCGTCGTTGCCGCGCGAGGGATAGTTGCCTCCGGAGCACGCCCCCAGCAGGGCGACGTTTGCGCCGCGGTCGTACTCTCCGGTGACGACCGCGTCGCAGTACCCTGCCACGTCCTCGAACGAGTCTTCATCGAGGTCCGCGCTGAGGAGTCCGACTTGGTTGATTAGGATATCGCGGGCGATCATTGCGGGGTTTCGGGAAGGCCCGCTGGAACCGGGCAGGTAAGGGTCGTAAATAATTTTTCCTTCAACCTCGGCGCTGACTACGGGGTCGCCCGCGAGAGAGTCGGATGCAACGGCGGTCGCCGCGATATAAGCGACGTTTTTCAGAGAGCCTCTGTAGGTGACTAGGCGTTCGTCGTTCGTCTGCTCAGCGGTTCCCGAATAGGCTGTTGCGGAACATCCGGGGTAAGATGCGACGGCGTTGTTATTAAATCGAATGTCTGAGACGGAGGCCAGCGGGCCTTGAGCAAGGGCGATGGCGCGGTCGAAACTTGAGAGCGTTGTCGCGTTGTTATAGACGACGTTGCCGTAAAGGCGCATTTTGCCGTAAACGACCGGGACGGGGAGTAAATTTGAGAGGTTGTTGTGGGGGCGGCCGAAAGTGTATGTCGCGCTGCCGCCCTGATCCTCTTTTTTGCTAAACAAATTTGTTAGGGAAACGCCAAGCATGACGCCTTCGATGACGCTCATGCCGGCCAGCCAGTTCCACGCTGCCGCGCTGCCGAATCCTCCAGATATAAGCCCGAAGGCGACAGGCACTATCCATTTTGCGACTTTGTTAAGATCGCCCATTGAAGGCTATTCTCCTATCAGGTTTTGCAAAAACGCTATTATGCGGTCGATAACAGGGAGCGCCGAGGCGGCTGAGCGTTCCCAGTTGAGAGGGAGTCCGGCGCTCTCGTAGGCGGCCAGACACGTGCGTCCGGTGAATTTGACGATGGGGCAGCGACGGCATTTGGCAATGGCGGTAACGCGGCCGGCGGACTCTTCCAGATCATGTTCCTCGTGTACCCGGCACAGGATGCACTCAGAAGTTTTCTCTTCGAGCGCTTCGCGGCCGTCGGCGTCTCCGCAGAATTCGTACATCTGACGGACCTCGCGCCATGCGAGGATATCTCGCTCTACGATTGCGCGGTCTTCGGGAGTGAGAGGCGTTTTCATAATTCCCTCCTGTTAAAATTTGATTTCAAACAGCGGGAGCGCCGCGCCTGCGGCTGACGCCGCAAGGTCGGCGCGGTCGAAAGATGTGTCGGACAGTTCTTTCACATAGGCGAGGCCTGAGCAGAAGAGAAAAGATTTTGCTTTTTTGTAGCGGCGTGTGAGCAGAGCGCCGGAGAGTCCGGGGGCGGGGTCTCGATGGAACGCGCGTTCGACCGCCAAAGAACAGGCGGCGCCGCCGGCGAAATGCGCAAGCCGGTCCGTTCCGATGCGGCGCTGAGCTTCCTGCAGGGAGCCTGCGAAGGCGGGAGTCGCCGCGAGGAACGCGGCGAGCGCGACTGCTGCGAAAAACTTTAACATAGGGATACCTCTCAGGTTTTTAGTATTTCGGCAGGGAGCGAAACGAACCCGCCGAATTCGGACTGGTTATCGAAACGATCTCCGCAGGTGTCCCACGATTTATCGCAGCCCTGAGCGATATCGTATGTAACGCCTGCGGCGGGAATCCCCGGCAGAGGGCGCTCCAAGGTAATCTCGCCCTCTGTCGAGGAAAGAATTCGCCGCCGCTCTCCGGAGAGAGTCCCGGAGGTGATTTCAATTATGCCGTCGCGCCAGTAATCATCCGCCTCGGTGCGCGCTGAGTCGAGAATTAGCGTTGCGGTGGAGTCAGCGTCTAGCGCCTGATCTGCGAGGGCCGTCGCTTCCGCGTCGTACCCGCAGTCAGTGTCTCCAAATATCCACGGGCAGGCTGTGCCGAAATTCCGCTGGGGGATAGAGCGTTCGAGAGCGGCTAGGGGGGAGCGGACGCGCAGTGTGAATATTGATTGCGTTATCGAGACGTCTTCGACGCGGCCTGAGATTAGCAGAATATAATCCTCGCCCGCCAGATCGGTGTCGACAACGCCTTCCGATGTGAAAAAGACCTGTTTGACGCGGACTGCGCAGCCGCGCAGGTCCTGCGTTAGGGCGACGTCGCCGAGAGCGCGATCGAGATTTGCCACCGTGACTGTGACGTCTTTATAGGTGAGTTGAGAGTCGGCCACCACCGCAGGGAATATGAACGATTTGCTGTAATAGGTTTCCTCTCCGAACTTCACGTCGTCCACGCAGTTGACGTAGCGGAGAGTGACCGCAGACGGCAGGTCGATTTCCAGCAGGTAGAGAACGCCTTTGCTGACAGCTTCGATCTTTTCCAACATTCCCTCTGAAAACGATCTCATAGTAGCAACCCTCTATAGTTGATGGGTGGCACGCACAAACTCGTTTGTGCGTGTTCAGTGAACGATCTCACGCGTCAACCTCCACAAATTTGGTGGACACCCGAATCCGGTTGTGACCGTAACGCTCTGCGTTGAGCGTGTCTTCGGCAAAGCGCACAAGATAGGTTTCCTCGTCTGCCGGACACGTCCAGTTGAACGCCTCAAGGCGACCGGAGCGGGCTTCAAAAAAATCGAGCAGGGTTTCATATTGAGAATCCGTGAGAAGAAATGTTACCGGAAACTCCTTCCGGGAGGCAGTCCAGAGGGCGACGCGTTCCTCGGCTCCATCGCCGAACTCGTTGACGGCGGTTTTAAATTTCGGCTGAGGCGTATATGGGTAACGGGCAATTACGCCAGCGGGAAAATTTTCAGCCATGATTATTCTCCTTCAGGCTCGGCGGCGGGGGTGAGCGTGCGGGTGATCAGCAGGTCGCCGAGTTTGGACGTGGCTCGTTTTTCTGCGGTCGCCCACTCGATGAGCAACTCGCATTCGTAGCGTCCGGACGCGGCGGTGTCCGCTTCGGAAAGCGTGAGCGAACAAACGCCTGTTGTGGGATCGACTGCCGGGTCGCAGGCCTCGGATATCTCCGGGGAGTCCCCGCCGTAGGACATCGCTGTAAACGTGACTGTGGCGTCTGTGAGATCGACGGCCGCGCCGGTTGCGTCGTCTGTCAGCGTAAATGTTAGGGTGGGGGTGTTTCGGGTGTGAGTCTCGCAGAAGATGTTTTTCACAGAGCGACCTCCGTCGTGGTGGTTATCGTGTCAGCAGTAGCCGCGACCGCGAGCGGCAGGGAATAATCGAGAGTGGTCTCGTCGTCTATCTCAACGACGAGGCGGTGCGCGGTTAATTCAGAGTTGATTTTTGGCACGTTCATTATCTCCTTGTCAGCGCGCGCATCTGTCCGCCGGAGCGGATGTCGTCGGCGACCGCGCCGGGAGCTAGGCGCTGCACGTACTGCGCGATAGTGCTCCCGCCTTCGCGAGAGAGGTACTCGTTAAAGCTCGCCGCGTCCATCGCGTTGAGTTGAATCGTGACGTGCTGGGTGACGCCGCCGCCATACTGGCCGCCGCCGGTAAAGCGCACAGGCACGGCTCCGCCTCGGAGGGGGATGACGGCCTCCGGCCCGGCGCCTTCGCCAACGACGGCCAGCGTGGGACGACTAACTATTCCTCCATTAGCAAACGCCGCTATCGGCCTTAGCGCCCCGCGAAAGACCGCGCCTTCGGCGGCAAACCCGATAGTGGATGCGAGCGCGCTGATCGCTCCGGAGGAACCGCCGCTTTTCTTGAACAGCCCGCCGATTGCCGATAGAGCGCTTCCAATACCTCCGCCTCCGCTGTCAGATTCGCTTTCGCCAAACAATTTGGATAGCGCCTTGTTCGCCGCCATCTCTGCCAATGCGTTTATAAAATTATCCCTCATCCTCGCGCAAAGGTTTTGCCACAAATCCCCCAGCGTCCGGATTTCCCCCTTGAATGTGGCCGCGAATATCCCCGAAAAACTCTCCTTCAGGCTAACCGCCGTCTGCCTCCCGTAATCCATCCACACCTGCGAACTGGATTGAAACTCTTCCATCGCCTGCCTCAATCCCATCCGCCTCGCGTCCGCCGCCGATACCTCGTCCGCCGCTATCCTTGCGTTTATCTCCGCCTGTATCAGGTATCTCTCCTGCTGGGTAGCGCGTTCGTCTTCCAGCATCGCCTGCAACTGCGCTAAATTAAATTTGCGGAACGCGCCGGCGGCCGCCATCTTTGCCTCTTTTTCTTCTCGGTCGATCTCCTCCAGCGTCGCCGCCAGTACCCTGTTCACCGCCGCTATCGCCACAGCGTCGCCCTCATAGAGAGCAACGTTTTCTGTGTGATACCTCTTCGCCGCTGCCCGCCGCCTGTCAAACTCGCTCCCGGCAGACAGTATCACATCTTCCCTAGCGCGTTCCGCGCTCCGCCGCGCCGCCTCTTCATCCTCGTCTATCTTCGCCATCGCCGCTTTATACTTAAGCCGCGCGGCTCGCTTGCGTCCGTATTTTTCTTCGTCTTCTTTTAACTCTCTCTCCGCTTGCCATCTCCGCAATTCAAACTCGCCCAGCGTCGCCTCCGCCTCCATCGCCGATAGCTCGCGCTTTCGAGCCGACATCGCCTCGTCCTTCTTTGTCCACGCCGTCCCCCATGCCTCATATCTCTCTGCCGTCCGCTTCAATATTTCTTCTTTCTCTGCGGCTATCATCCTCTCTATCGCAACCGTGCTCTCTCCTTGCTCCCTCGCGGTTGCCAACAGCGCGTCGTAATGTTTCAGCCTCTCGCCAATCTCTCTAGCGTTCAGCCGCTTCACTTCATCCAGCAGCTTGTCCGCCTGCCCCTTGCCGCCCGGCGTCGCGCCGAAATCAACTTCGCCGCTCTTTGGTTTCTCTTTCCCCGCCGCGCTTTTCGGCTTCGGAGCAGCTATCAAAACCTCTCCGCGCTTCTTAAACTCTTCCTCGATGTATTTGCTTATCCGATCCATCTCCCGGATCGCGTCTCCGCCGCCCGTCAGTATTATTCCCGTCTCCCTCCGCGCCCTCTCCGCCGCCTGATCCGGAGTCTCTTTCCCTTTTCTGTACAGCGTCACAAGCCCTTGCATGTCCGTATATATTTTTCTGGCCTTGTCTAACTCCTCTTCCGTCAGCCCCAGCTTTTGCCTCAACGCGTCGCCCTTAACCCCCCGCGTGTCTCTCTGCAATAACTCAGCCCGACCTATCCGCTCAGTAAGATGTCGTCGTAATCTGTTTGTGTCGCCAGCGACCGCAGCAGCTTTATCCTGCTCTTCCCTCATTGCCTTCCACGCCTTAAAAGCTTCCCAAACCGCGAGGGTTGAGGCTGCTAATACAGTAGTGAAGTTCATTATGTTCTTTGCGTTTAGCGACTCTACAAATCCTCGCGCCCTGCCTTCGGCGGTAAAAAACCCTTGCGCTGTTTTCAAAACGCCGTCGCTGAGGGTTGCGACTAACGGCACGATAATATGAACTACTTTACTAACGGCCCACAGTTCAACCGCCAACTTCACTAGCGCTTTGTTCTCGTCTAAAAATTTAAACGCCTTGACGACCGCAACGTAGAACTTCTTTGCGTGGTCAATCGCCTGCTCAAAAAATCTCGAAACCGCTGCCGCCCGCCGTTCCAACTCCCCGCTCTCTGCGGCCTTTGTCGCGGCGGTCAAAAACTCCCTTAGCTCCTCGCCCAGCCGCTCGAATAACCCCGAATCCCCCACCGCCACCTGAAATTGGCCCCAAATATCCGTAAGATTCGATACCATTCCTTTCCAATTTTTTGCCAGCCTGTCCGTCCCTCCCACTATCATCTCATTCTGGGTGAACGTCTCATACATCGCCCTCCGGAACTCCGGCAACGTCAGCTTCGTCAGGTCGTCTATCTTCCTGAAATCTTTGACGACGTTCAATATACCTTTCTCTCTGAATATGTCTGCGGCTCCGGCCCCGCCGGCGTAGGCTCTTCCCAGCGCCGCCGCCGCCTCCCTCAAATCTCCACCCATAAACGCCGCTAAATCTTCCGCCGGCTTTAGCCAATCCTCCATCTCCATCCCGAACCGCTTCAGCGTTATTCCCGCGTCCCTCACCTCGGTAAAATCAAAAGGCATCGTCTCCGCATTCTTTTTAAGCAGCTCGAATACTTCAGCCGCTCTCTCTGCCTCTCCGTACAGCGTTCTCAGGAGCGTCTTCGCGTCCTCCATCTCCGAGTTCACATTGATAAACGATTTTGCCAGCCCGCCCAGCTTGTTCAACCCTAAATACGCCGCAGCCATCGCGCCTATATTCCGCGTCGCGGCGCTTATTAGCACGTGCCCGTTGCCGATTTCCTTGTTGAACTGTTCTATCGCGCCCCGCGCGCGCCCAACAGTCGCGCTCATCTCGTCACGCGCGCGGATCACCACCTGCATTACTCTGTTGTCATTGGACATCGCGGCTCCTCCGCGTTATAATTGTCTTATGTGGTACTTGCTAATTTCTTATTTCTTCTACGCTCTCTGCGTTTCTGGCATTTTGCCAGTCGCGTCAGGAATGATTTGTTTCCTGTTTTTTCTCGGCGGCGCGGCGCAGATTATTCATTGGGTCGTTGACCTGTTTCTCTACGTCCCGCCATCCCGCTGACTCTTCAGCGTTTCTTCCCATACCCATCGTCCCACTTCTTCTCCGTGCTCGGCCACGCATTCGGCCAGACTCCGCGGCGCCGACTCGCCCGCCCCGTTCCAGCATCCCAGCATCCGGGCTACGCTCTCTACTACGTACTCCGCCCGCGCCCAGCGCGCCCTTCCTTCCTCTTTTTTGATTTCCAGATATATCGCCGCTGTAGGCCATGTCACTTCATCCAGCGCGGCAGCGTGTTTGAGGGGATCGCCGCCCGTTAGTAGCGCGGCGACCCGGTGAGCGTCCCTCTCAATATCCTCTAGGCTGAGAGCTTCTCCTCGCTCTTCGCCTTCTCTTCCTCCGCCGAACCCCCACCACGGTTCAGCATATCGAAAAAATCAGCCGCGATCACTTCCAAATCTTCCTCGTCTATCGCGTCCATCAGCTTCTCTCTCAGCGCCGCAACGTCCTGCTCTTTTGCCGTCTGCCCTCTCTCCAGCAACGCCGCCGCCGCCAAGTCCATCGCGAATTCCAGCGCCCGCGCCGACTCCGCCTGCGGGTCCCTCTTCTCTCCGGGCCCAGCCATCACGTCAGGATACTTCGCGAACACGGCCATCGCCGCCATCCTCGACCTCACTGTCGGCGGTCTCAACTCGAATGCTTCTCCGCCCGCTTCATAACAAATCTTCCCTTCCTCTACCGTCCTCTTCATCATCTCGCAGCCCTCCCTCGTTGTTTTAGCTCCCTCTAGGAAGCGTATTCCTCAACTGCGTTCTTGATTATCGCAACCACGCTTCCATACGTGGCGTCCTCTTTCACGGCTATCTCCGCCGCTTCCGTCAGCTTCCCGTCGTCGTCCCCAAGCTCCGCGCTCCTGACCACCACCCTCGGCCAGATCAGATCGACGGTGTATTTGTGCGCTCCGACAAACGTGTTTTCGCTTGCCAGCGTTGCCCTCACCGTGAAATACTCGACCTCGTCGCGCAGATGCTGCACGATGTAATCTCTCAACTGCCGGTTCAAGGTCAGCGTCTGTTTCCTCTTACCGCGAATTGCCTCGTTCGCGTACGCCCCTGTTCCAGCCGGAGTGCCGTACATCTGCGACGCGTTCTCGTACGACCACGTAAAGCCCGTGACTCCCCCGCCGAAACTCTTTCCTCCGGAGTACGTTACCGCCGTCCCGCTGAGGCTGAACTTTCCGCCTATCGAGATCGTCAGGTCGGTCATCTTCAAGCGCTCTTCAGTCACCGCCGCCGGCAACGCGCTCCACGCCTGCTCTGTCCTGTATTGCACGCGCCAGCTCTTTGCCGTCCCGCTCGCTCCGGCTATCGCCGTAACCGTGATCGCCGTCCCGCTCGCCCCCGTGCACGTCGTCTCCGTCCACGTTCCGCTCGCCAACTCGCAGGCAACGCTTTGCACGTTCTCCGCGTCGTCGTCCAGCACGGCGTTCGCCAGCGTCAGCGTCGTCGCCGTCCCGCTCGCCGTCAGCGTCTCGTCCACGTAGTCCGTGTCCAGCGCGCCGCTTCCAAGTATCTCCGCCTCCAGCACCGCGAACTTGTCTCTCTCTATCGTCAGCTTGAACGAGTCAACGATGTTGCCTCTGAACCGCTGCCCGACTATGTTCGCGCCGATCCGCGCGCCCATCGTGAAGCTCGGCGGCATTATGTCCCCTGTCGGCTTTATCAGGTGCAGATACGTTCCGCTCCCGTTGTCCGAAGACGCGACGTCTCCCATCCCGTACGCCAGAATGAACGCCGCGTGCTGCGCCTGCATACGCGAAAACCGCATGCTCATCCCCGCGCGCCGTCCGAGGTTTATCTCCTCCGTCGCTTCCTCATACCCCGTCATCTCGTCCGAGTTGTCCTCGCGCAGCGCGTTCGGCTTCGGCATGTTCGCCATGTCCACAAGCATCCTCGTGTCCAGCTTAGCCGCCGTGTTCATCGCCGCTTCCGCCGCCGCCGCGCTGACCGCCACAATGCTCATCGTCCCGAAAAAGTTTCTCATATCCTACTCCTTTTTTCCGCGCGCCGCGCGCGCTTTTTTCTTATTTTTTTCAATCAACCATCTCTTTGAATACGAACGTTAGAACCTGCCCCGCTATCTCCGGCGAATCATCCTCCATAAAACTCTCGCTCCTCGATACCTTAAACCCGGATATCCCGCCCAAGCCCAGCGTCTTATCCTGCAACGCCCCTATAACCGCCGCTTCCATTGCGTATATCCCGCGCTCGCCTCTTCTCGCCTTTCCGCTGCTCGCGCTCTTCGCGCACAGATACACCTTCCAGTATTGCTCGCAAGCCGAACATCCCGGCGAATCCTCGTCGTCCGCCACCATCCCCGCCCGCGTCACAAACGCCGCCGGCAGCCGCAGCATGTCCGCGCTCGCCGGCGCGTCGTCGAGCGACGCCACTTTGAGTTCCGGCATCGCCGCCGCTATCGCCGCCACTATCGCGTCTTCCACTTCCACGAACGCCCTCATCGCGCCCCCTCGTATTTCTCTCTCAACAGCCTCTCAAAATATTTCATGTCCGCTTCCAGCGGCTGCGGAAACTTCCTCGGCGGCAACGTCACGCTCTTCAATAGGATGTACAGCAACTCAATCTTTCCTTTCTTTCCGCGCTTCCTAGCCAAGAACATCTTTTTGCTGTCGCCCATTTTCAACGGGAAAAGGTCGTCTCCGTATTCCGACGGTCTCCGCCTCTTTGCCTCTTTCGTCAGCGGCACGGCCAACGCCTTAGCCCGCCTCGGCAAAACCTTGCCCCCCTTGAACAACAGCCGCGCTCTCTTGTCGCTGCTCCCGTATCTCATTTCCCACGCGCCGCTCTTAAACGAACCGATTATCCCGTTCCTCAGTCGCCCGGTCTCCAACAGCGTTTTGCCTTCTTCCCCGGCCCGCCGCGACTTTTTCCACGCGCCCTCCGGATATCCCCCGCCGTCAAACGCGTCCACCACGCGCCCCTTCATGTGCTCGGCAAACAGAGCCAACTCTTTTTCAGGCGGTGTCCCCGCCGCCTTAAACGCCGCGCTCAGTCCCGCCGGAGTTCCGTCCGCAGGCTCTGTGTCTATGCTGAACCTCACGTCAACTCTCCCATGAACGCGTCCATGACCTCGTCTCTGTAAGCCCGCTCGGACGCGCTCTTAGTCGTCGCTATCCCTCCGTCGCCTGCCGCCGCCGCCTCAGCCGCCGTTCCCAGCGTGGCTTTCCCCGCCGCCACGTCTCGCAAGAATTTGACCGCGTCGTTGTACGCGTTGGCCCGCGACTCCACAGCCAGCCCCTTCCTGCTATACAGCAGGTGCGTCGCCATGTCCGCGCTGAATCCCGTGATAAGCGCCGGAACTGGGGAGAGCGGGGTGGCCTTCCCGGCCTGCGCGCAATACGCGTCGATTATCCCATCCGCGTCCGCTATCGCTCCCTCCGCCACCGTCTCGTTTATCTCGCCGACCCCTTCTAAATCCGTCAGGTCGGTCAGCGTCTCCACTCCGATCCTCGCCTTTAAATCCTCTATGGTTGAATACATCGCTTCCTCCGTCGCTCGTTTTTTATTAACGCCTCAGCGCTTCAAGCATTTTTTTCACCCGGCTGTCATACGTGTGCTCGCCGAGAACTCTCTCCCTCGCTCGCTCCGCCATCGCTCTGCGGTCGCCGACGTCCGTCAGGTATCTTGCAATCTGCTCCTTCATCTCATACACGTTTCCGAACGTCGCGTATTCGTCCTCCGCAAATAGCCGCCCCATGTCCTGCCTGTAATCGCTCAGCACAAACCCCCCGGCTGCCGGAACGTCGAACACCCTCTGGTTGCACGCCGTGATCATCTGCCCCGCGTGAAAGTTCAAACTGATCTCGCTCGCCGCATACAGCGCCGGAGCCTCCGTGTCAGGATTAAGCGCCTCCCGGCAATCCGCTCCCGGAACCGCCTGCCTCCACTTCGCTTCTCCGTATATCGCGGCTCCCGCCGCAGCGCTGAATCCCACTCGCGTCTCCGCCGCCGCCCTCTCAAGCGCCTGCAGCATCCACCCGTATTTCACTCCCTCGTCCATCGCCTCCAGAAACCACGGCCACTCTCCCATCGCCGCGTCCTCATACGCCCGCCCCGGATTGTCCCTCAGCTCTTCCACTATCCGACGCGCCGCGTATTGCGCCCGCTCGTTCAGCCTTAGCGACCGCGTGTAATTTTCAAAGTCGGAATTCAATCGCGTGTTCCCTAGAAACGATACCGCGTGCGCAAACCTCGGCTCTGCGGCCTCCGGCCTGAACGTCTCCGGGTCTGCGCACAGCGGCAACCACTCAGCCCCCGCGCCGCCCGCCGCCTCTATGAACGGCAACCAGTGCTCGTCAGCCGAAAAATGTAAGTCTCTGGGATTCGCTTGCTTCAGCCCCAGCAGAAACGGGTGATCCGTCCACCATGTCGCGTGCCGCAGCGGCCACTTGTCAAACCTCGCCGGGTCTCCCCTCGATATCATGTAGTCAATCGTGAACAACACGTCCGGCCGCTCCGCCTCTATCGCGTCAAACAGCCTCAGTCTTCCGCCCTTATGCTCGCAAAGAACAGCCTCAACTCCCGCCCTCGCGAACGCCTCATGCGTCTTCTTCGCTATCGTCGGCGCGATTACTCCTTCTCCGGCAAACGTAAGTATCTTCACGGTCTCAGCCTCCGCCTCAGTTCCCACGCGAAATTCCTCGGCTCGCTCAACGCCATCTCTTTTGCCGCCTCGCTAAACCTCTTTAACTCACAGCCCCGCCTTAGCGTCGAACTGCCGCTGCAATTTACATATCTCTTCTTGAACGTCGGAAAGAATTCGTCCTCATACCACGCCCGCGCCGCGTCGAACGCTGGTATCGTCTCAGCCCGCCGGTTCCCAAACTCGTCCGCAGTTATCCTGTAACACAAATCCAAACCGACGAATATCACCGGGTCGCATCCCATCTTCACTGCCAAGTCGCAAGCCACGTTCCCCACAGTCCCTCCGGGGAGCAACGCCCCGAAATAATCAAACTGAGCCTGCGCGTCCCGGCTCCCGAAACTCTCCTCCGCTATGTCCCGCCATATCGAAACATCCGGATTCCACTCCGTGTACGGGACTGTGTCTCTCATCGGCACGGCCTGAATCAATCGCGGGCTTTGCCACGGCACAACACACGTCAAATCCCCCCGCTCTCTGTCCGCAAACCATCCCGCCACCACTTCCGAGGAGTCCAGCGATATCGTCACATGCGGCGACACCCCGCCCGCCAACATCCTCGGATACGCCCGGTCAACGCAGATTGTCAAAAACCGATCCCGGTATTCCCATATCTCCGCGAGGTCCTTCTCCAAACTCGGCCCGGCGTTAACCACCAGCGCCGGAACTCCCTCGAACCTCCCGAACCACCGCTTAATCCCCGGTAGCCCTTTCAGCCTCGGCCAGTTCTCTCGCCAGTTCGACAGCCACGTCTCCCCGAACCGCCTCACCGTGTTCTCTGTCAATGTCTCCGCCGCGCCGTTGCTCACTTTTTCTTCTCCGCTTTTGCCTTTTTGACTTTCTCTTCCGTCGGTTCCTCTTCCTTCGCCTTCGCTTCAGGACTGCCCTTCAAAATCTTTATATCCGCCACCCGGCTTCACCCCCTTTCAAATAAGAGCGGGGGCGCGGGGGGGATTCCCTCGCGCCCCGCCCATCCTCAGCTTCATCTTTGGCCCGCCTTCCGTTAGGACTGCGTTGCCCTTATTGCCCTCCAGTACGCTCCGTATATCACTTGGAACGTTCTCTCGCCTGAGATCGAGACAATCTTCTCCTCGAATCTCTTCTCGCTCAGCTCGTTCAGCCCGTAGGTGATTAGCTCGAACGGCTCGACATCATGGATGATGATCGCCTGCGCGTCCGGGTTGTCTCCACCCTCCGTGTTGAAGAAG